CGTCGGCGAAAAACTCAAAATGGCCTAAAAATTGTCGAAAGAAAACATCGTCTCCAGTGCAGTTGCTGTGTTAATCTTCTTGATGACACAGACCTGATGAACCCAGTCGGGTTTCTTCCACTTACTGATGCCCTTTGGTAGAGTGATGTGCTTTTCGCACCACTCGCGAAGATCCTTCGCAGAAAACTTGTCAATCTGCTCCTTTGTATCGCACTGATCCACCGTGGTGATCTTGGGAATGAGACTCTCCAATGGATCGCCTTCACCGACCACCGGTGCCATCAGATCATTCACCGGCTTCTTCAACTTCGCAAAGTAATATTTGTAATCTAGTTTTACCTTGTTTTCTTCCACGTAAACCGGATCGTCCGCCTTCTCGAATAACTTGTGTTTGGGATTTCCAGTGTCCGTTACCAGAAAACTCACCCTCTCTCCCTGTCTAGGTTCTGAACCAGGTTGACGCTCCCACATCCTGTCCCTGACCCAGACATGGGGCAAGTTCCTCTTGTTATAGACCCTTATCTGTTCCTTTTCTGACTTTGTTGCATTGTATGCCTCGTAAATCGCGACATCTGTACCAAGGTTCGTACGGAACCCGTCGTCCTTGAGAGACCGCGTCTCCAACAGCAACTCCAGTGGAACCTCGCCGGCCAACAACTCCTTGCCCTTGTTCATCGCGTACTCCAGTGCCGGTGCAGAATCATTCGAATCCAGGAGGATGTCCAGAATCTTCTTGCCGGTTTGTCTAATGAAAGGAGGTTGGTCCCTTCGGATGACCTGAAGACCCTTGATGTCCACCTTTTCCAACTCCATGTCACCTTGTTTGTTCTGCACCCACATCTTGGCGGCGTAGCGCTTCTTGGAGTAGAGGATATAAGGACAGTAGACCTTCTCCAACTCGAGTTCGTTGGGTGGCGGAAAGACACACATGTCCGCCGCCTTTTCACCAAGTTTCCATGCGGCCGCAATCTTTTCGTCCATGGTCAATGAGTCATCCAACTTGAACTTCACCATGACAGAATCCGTGTCGCCGTAGACAACCTCGGCACCCTCGAAGTTTCCCTCGACCGTCGCCTTGGTCTCGTCTATCATCTGGCGACCACGACAGGTCACTGCAGACGCGATGGGCTTCAAGCCAAGCATCCCCTTGGTCACGCCGGTGAATCCATAGACCGAGTTCATCACCACCTTGTAGGCGAGCTGCTTACCGTTGTACACCGCCTCCAGTGGCGTTCCCTTGGTCCTCGCCATGTCCTTTTTGGCTTGACTTCGGAAGTTCTTCAGGTCTGTGAGAATCTTGGGAAGAAGTGCAAACACCTTGGCGTCCTTGTCCTTTTGTTTCGAAACGAAGTAATGCTTTTCACCCTGGATCTCGAACTCTTCATAATCGTAGAAATGCTTGTTGATCTTGCTCTTATCAAACACGTAAGTCGAGTAGCACAAATTGTGGGCGCACATGATGGATGGATACAGTGACGCGAAATCCAGGGCGACGATGGGCTCATAATAGGCCCCCTTCTTTGGTTCCAGTACCGTCGCACCCTGAAACTTCTCGGCTTCTTCCTCGCCTTGATCGCGCCTGCTATAGATCGTTGGAATGCAGTAGTTGTGTTCTGTCGCCATCTTCACCATCAGACTGAAAACCTTGATCTGCTGACCCCGTTCTGTGAGAAAACTCAATGGAACCCACGTGGCCTTTGCCATCTCGATGAGATTCGGAATGGTTTTCAACTTGTCCATTATCTGGACGGGCAGGATCGTATCCTTTATACAGTACTCACTGACTTCACCAATCTCGAGGGCGTCCTGTCTCCTCCACCGATCGAAGATCTCCATCGGTGGCATATCGATCTTCTTGTCGTTCAGAAGATCTTTACTGACATTGTTCAGTGAATAGGAATCCAAGTTCAAATCGCGCTTGACCAACTGCATCATGTCAAATACGAAGCGACCACACATGGGTAAAATCTTCAATTTGTTGTCACCGAGAGCACTTGATGAAAGATTTTTCTCAATCAACTTGCTCCTTCCGCGTTCGTCCTTAAATCTACCGAACGCACTGAACTCCTTCATAAACTCCCAGTCGCCCTCGTACCGACGCATGATGTATTCAAAATCAAAACCGAATACGTTCCATCCCGTGATGATGTCCAGATCCCATTCATGAACCAGATCTTTAAAGCCCAGGAGCAATTCTTTCTCATCTTTATAAACAGATGTCAGAGCCTCTTGACAAGGACCAATCGAAAGACCCTTCTGTATCAGATCAGGACGACCATAGTCCTGACGCGTCACCGCGATCTGAAATACGAGATCTTCTTTTTTGGTTGGTTGGGGAAATGCACCCGATTCGCTGAAGCACTCAATATCAAAGGAACCCGTGCGAAACGGTGCAATGTCCTGTCTTTCCAGGGGAGTAAGTTGTTTATAGTCGTCGAGTTCAATCTCTATATCGCACGTTGTCTCGCGCGTTTTTGGAGAAGAGTTGGGAACATCGATCCAACCGGTAGACGCACATCCTGACATGTGAAGCACCCTAAGGACGGGGTCCAGGTTCGCCTCGTAGTTCTGAAAATTTGAATTGTAACTGTGATGAAACCTAATCTTGTTTGCCATTTTCCTCATTGCATCCTTGGTATCGAAACTCAACTTGACCATCGGAACCTTGTTGCCTCCTTGAAAACCCCACAAGTTTGTGGCTCGATATTCGTCAAACCTGTGAACTGTCCCCCATCGATACTCCGACCACTCCTTGTGTTCATTGATATGTTCAGGACAGTCATGACACCACGTCCGGTTGTGTTTGTCACACGCAAGACGCACTTCTCTAGCATCCGGTGATAGTACTTTGTCAAATAAGTTTTTAAGTATTTTTAGACTTGTTAAGTTTGGAGAGTCCTTGTCCATCCGGTGACCAAGGTAGAAGAAGGGTTTGAAAGGAAACTTGACACAGACACTCTTACCTTCTTCGGTTCGTCCAAATGCATAGATCTTGAAGTGTATCTGATCTGTTTCTGTATCTTCATAGTCATATCCCTCCCAGGTCAAGGTCTGAAACTGAACCCTGTCCATTTAGTTATTTTGGCGTAATTTTTTTAATACCCAATTGTAAAGATATGTCTGGTGCACTGGTAAATCTTGTAGCCAAGGGAGCCCAGGATGCCTTCTTGACGGGCAAACCTGAGGTCTCATTCTTCCAATCGATGTACAAGCGTCACACCAACTTCGCGCAGTTCCCGGTGGAGTTGCAGGTGACCGGCAGCATTGCACAGAACAGCACCATCAGCGTTCCCATCACACGCAAGGGCGACCTTTTGTCTTACATTTGGGCATCTTGTGATGATCTTGCTGATGCTTTCGGTGTGGATGATGTGAACCCCACGATGTTCCGGCTCTACGTCGGAGGTCAGATGATTGAGGAGCATGATGCGTTCTATGCTTCGCAGCTCTACACCAAGTTCTTGACCAACAGCAGCTCCAAGGGGTTTGCCATCCGTTCCGGTTCTACCCAAAGTACGCCCCATCAAGCGATTACCACGGGGTCCTATCTCCCTCTGCACTTCTCATGCTGTGACGAGTATGGCTGCTCGCTTCCTCTCGTGGCGCTCCAGTACCACGATGTGGAACTCCGTGTGAACTTCAACCACGGTGATGGTGGGGATGTGAAGTTCTACGCGAACTACATTCAGCTCGATACCGAGGAGCGTGCGTCTATGGCCAACACTCCCAGGGAGATGCTGATCAATCAGGTTCAGCGCATTCAGAGCGAGAGTACCGGTCTGTTCGATCTTTCCTATTTCAACCACCCCGTGAAGGCTCTTCTGTGGGGTAATCCTCTTCTTGCGTCAGGAACTCCTACTACTTTCACTGAGGCCAAGATCACCCTCAACGGTGTGGATATGTTCGATCCCATGCCTAACGTGTACTTCTCTCACGTTCAGGCGTATCACCACAGCACCTACGGTAACGAACTTCAGGTGGGTAACGCGGATGCCGTCGGCGCCGCTGCCAACCCCGGTGCTGGATCGTGGATGTACTCGTTTGCCCTCAAGGCCGACAAGTATCAGCCCAATGGTACTTGCAACTTCTCGCGTCTGGACAACGGACAACTTCGCCTCACCTCGTCTGCCAACGAGCCTTCCAACTATTACCTGTACGCGGTCAACTACAAC